CCCGGCAGTATGCCTGTACCAGACATTCTCACCAATTTAGTAAACCAAATCAATCCCAGTCTCATAATAGAAATTGGGTCATTCCTTGGTTATTCAGCAGTTATAATGGGAAAGGCTGCTCAATCATTAGGAAAAGATTTTAGAATTATTTGTGTTGATATGTGGTTATCAGGTGATGATTATGGGTGGGTTGAAAGAGATACAGAACCACCAGAAGAATGTTCTTGGCAAGTTAATGGTTATCCAACCATTTATCATCAATTTGTTAAAAATGTAATAGAAAACAAACTGGAAAAAAATATTATACCGTTAGTAAAAACATCTAAATTAGGTTCTTTAATTTTAAGAAATAAGATAAAAAATAAGGTCAAAGTAGAAGCTGACCTTATATACATTGATGCCTCACACGAAGATATTGATGTATATTATGATTGCAAAGAATATTGGCCTTTGGTCAAGACAGGTGGTGTAATGTTTGGTGACGATTGGACTTGGGCAGGTGTCAGGAGTGCTGTTCTTACTTTTGTAGAAGAAAACAAACTAGAAGAACAATTCAAAATACATCCAAATGGCGTTCATTGGTTCATAAAAAAACAACTATGATATCGTTTATAATACCAACAAGAAATAGTTAATATTTTTCTACGTTTTATCATTCTACGTTATATTTATTGTTATGGGAAGAAAATCTAAATCAAAAAAAGAAAAAGATGAAAAACGAAGAATTAGACAAAACAGGTATTATCAAAAACATAAAAAACGCATCAATAAGCGAAACATGGACTATTATTGGAGAAAAAAAGAAATGGGTGAGAATATGTCCGAAATGTAATGGATTAGTTTATCATAAAAATAAAAAGAATAGGAACCAATCCCAAAATAAAAATATCATATGTCGTAAATGTAAAGACGATTCTCAATTAAAAGGAGAATATAGGAGTTGTTTGAACTGTAGTCAAATACACACGACCCTAAAGGGTCGGTGCTTGCCTCTGACTGACAGAGACGATTGGTGATTTGACTTTCACCTGTCCATCAAGTGCGGAGCACGTAATGGAGTGTTTGTTATACCGAAGTCCAATGTTATTAGATGCGTTTAGGTCTGCGTCTAATACTTTTCCGTCAATGGCATAATACCTACATCCTTTACGACTGCCATTGTCAAGACCCCGATAGTCAAGTTGGCTGGTGTAGTGAGGACAAACGACTTCCACTCTCTTACCGAGAGCGAGTGCCTTGTAGGTCAATATGGTTTTGAGCGTGAAAAATGGGACTTGGGATAATCGGTTGTTGAACCGCTTTCCTTTGGATTTGGACTTGATTTTGGAAAGGTCTTCCAAGACCAGTATGTTTGCGGAAGTTGTCAATAGGTCATTGACAATGTGGTGTGTGTAGTTCTTTGAGAAATGGTATTCTCTGCGTCTCAACGTTTTGAGTTTGGTTCGGGCAGAGTGAGAAAGTTTGCCTTGAAGTTTGCGTTTGTTCCAACGTATCTTTCGCTTATGCTTATTGAAGTCGTTTCCTTTGACGATGTTTCCTTCACTCGTAGCAATGAGACGCTTGAGACCTAAATCTATACCGATGGTCTTGGTTCCGTTGAGTGGTTTGGTTGTATCGTCAAACACAACTGACAGAAAGACATCAGTATCTCTCACAAAGAGCGATGGGTCTTGGAGCGGGAACTTCTCAAAGAGTTCATTGACCTTATCATACTTGGAGAGTTTGGCAGTGATACGTCCATCCATCGTGGTGAGTTTGATGGCGTCTTGTCCAATCCAAGTATAGATACGTTTATCAAGTTGGATATTGAGACGATTAGTTTTGACTGGTTCCTCAATCTTGTGGTGATTGGCACGGATGGTCTTATACTTGGAGATTACGTCTTGCTCTGCCTTGATTACGAACTGGCTGGGAAGGGCGGGGAACTGCTTACGAACCAAGTCGTAGGAGCGTTGGTGAAGAGGCATAATGCCATTACAGGTCTTCATTCCAAAGCGGATAATGGATATGACGTTGAAAGCATCACGCTTCAAGGCGAGTGAGTTGATGAGAGATTGTTTGTCCTCATCTTTCTCAAAAATCAACTTGATATTGTATGTTTTCATTGTTTCAGTAATACATATAGTGAGAGTATCAAAACAATCAAAGAAAGTCAATATATTTTACAGAAAGGATGTCGTTGCTCCTCCCCTACCCTAAAGGGATAGGGGTTTCCGCAACGATAGAAAATATGAAAAGAAAAATGTTGTAATAGAATACAATGAGCCACATCACTATAAATTAGATGGACAACTAAACAAAAAAGATAAAAACAGAGTTAATGAAATAAAAAGTCATTTACAATGTAAATTTTTTGTTTATAATTCTCTTAACAAAAAAATAGAAACATTATGACACCTATTACATTTATTATTCCTACACGAAATAACCTATCCTATTTAAAATTAGCATATAAAAGTATAAGAGATTATTATAAAAAACATGAAATTATAATTTTAGATGATAACTCTACTGACGGAACATTAGAATGGGCAAACACTCTATCAATGGATAACGATTCAAATACAATTTATTATAAAAATGATGGTTGTCAGTTAGGACACACCGTTTTATACGATAAAGGAGTAGAAATGTCATCAAATGAAATTTTTTGTATATTTCACGCGGATATGGTATGTGGACCAAATTTTGTAGAAAACTTATTAAAATGGCTTCATCCCGGCGGAATAGTAGCGGCAACAAGAATAGAACCACCTTTACATCCAGAAGGAAAAGAAAAAATAATAAAAGATTTTGGTATCTATAATACAGATTTTAAAGAAATAGATTTTAGAAATTATTGTGAAAAATTACAAAAAGATATAAAAAACCAAAATATAATAACACGGGGGATTTTCGCACCGTGGCTTATCTATAAGAAGGATTTTCTGGCCATAGGCGGTCACGATAAACTCTTTAGTCCATTTCCATATGAAGATAGTGATATCTTTCAGAGAATGATACTAGCTCATTATGAAATCAACCAAAGTAGAGACGCCTTCGTTTACCACTTTACCTGTAGAGGACATCGTTGGACGAAAAAAGTCCAGCAGGATGATTTTTTCTACAAACTGTGTTGTGCAAAGAATGTCTCACACTTTATTCGTAAGTGGGGTTCGTGGGTGGAAAACGACGAAAACTGCTATCCTATTATTCAGAAAAAATACGACATTGGATTTGTAGCAAAGAATTGTCAACCAGAACAAATAGGCAATCTTGAACCTTGGTGTTCAACAATTTATTGTGATTGTAACACAGATGGATACATTCAACAAGTTCAGGTAAGCACCCCATTTGACCTTAAAAAGAGAGTCAAAAGGTCTGATACTTATTTTCCAACCAATGATATCATTGTCACATTCGATGTTTCCAACCTAACAAACGAAGGATGGCAATTTCTATCAAAACTTCCAAAAATCATTTCTGATAGTGGAGAAATTGGACCAATGGAATTTGACATTTTCAAAATACAGATTCAGGCAATGACTGATTATTCTGAAAAACTTGTCAAGAATGATGATCCGTATTATACTAATCAACTACGTCCATTTTCACCCACAGATCCTTACTGCACAAACGAATTGTTTACTATTTATGAGAGAACAAAAGACAAAATATGATTCTATTATATCTAGCAACAGTTATCGTCCTTATGATGTTAGTCTGGTTTAAAACAGACTTCGTAGTAGATTGGGGCAGCACGTTTGGGTTACACAAACTGATTAAGGAAGGAGAGTATCTTAATGAAAGGGTAAACTTCCTACCCGCGATGTTGAATTATCCTACGTTCCTGAAAATGAAATATCCAAGTTTCCTTACAAAACTGGTAGGGTGTCCTCTTTGTGTGTCTTTTTGGCTTTCTGTTGCGTTCTTGACAACACTATCTATATTGACTTTTCAACCGTTGACGATGTTATTAGTTCCGCCTTTGTGTATCCTGTCATTATTTATTTATGGTGTGATAACAAAACTTGTGAACATATCATGAACATAAATAGTCCCCAAGAATTATACGGGTTTCTTATTGGTAACGCTTTGGTAGGTATCTGTCCAGAATCTCAAAATCTGATACTCTGTATAGATTCATTATCAAGAATGTGCCCGTGCGATCCATCAGAATTCAAAACTGCTAAATACAATCATTGTATAGCTCTTTACGTGAATTTTGTCCACAGGTCACAGAGTCTATCAGGCATGTTGTTTCAAAAGGTAAAAGACAACAGAATTCAATTCTTTTTGAATGGTCAACTAATTGGCCAATCCAGCAGATAATCGCTCTTTCCAGTCTTTGACCAATGGTTTGACAAACATGATTTTCTTGGCTACTTTCGTTACTTTGTAACCTGAGTCTGAGTGTTCTCCTAAATAACCGGCATACCTCTTTAGGCACTCTGTAGGGTCTTCTCTAGCCAATCTACCCCTCTCACCCTTCTCCCTGGCCCAAAGACCCAAGGGCGTCTTCCTAATGTGATTGCCCATAGTCTCACCAACGTATGTCCAATTTGATGCTTTATATACACATCCAATACGATTTTCTGATGGTTCCACAAACGTTTCAAGCATAATTAAATCTTGGTTATATTTTTCCTTCCATCGTTTACCACCATCAATTTCAAGACGTTTTAAAGTCATACTACCTATATTTTTTATAGTCATTCTATCCTGAATTAGACAAAAACGAGAATTATTAGCCAACATACCAAGATTTTTCATTTTGTCCTCATTATTCCAACCAATAAAAGTATCTCTAACTTTCACAGCTATAGTAGCGCTAGATAATCCTATAGCACCAACATTATTTCCAGATATTGATTCGTAAATCAAAAACCTTATATTTCTTGTTGGTGAATCTTTATATTTTTTATAACTATGATATTTATCTATAATATCACGAAATATTTTATTTTTTAGTGGTGATTTACATTCTTCAAGAGTAACTGGATATTTGAAATTCTCCATTACAAAGAATTGATTTTGAGACGAATTTTCCACCTTTTCCTTTTCTTAGAATATTTTCACCAAAAGGGCCGCGTTTTCCTTTTCTGGTATATAGTCCTTTTCTTTCCAAGAAATTAATTATAGAACACTTTCCATATGGAAATCCATCTAACTTTAATGTTTTAGTAATTTTACAAACACCCATAGTTTTATACATTTCTATAATTTTATTTTGATAATTTTTATCTATAAGCCTAATATTTTTACCTAATAATTCAGGTCGTTTCTTATTTTTATGGGGGCTTGGTTTTCCTTTCAATCGTTGAGACATTATTTTTCTAATTTCTGGGTCAGCACAATTTTCTATACACGTCTTTTTTATTTTTTCTATAATTAACTCTCTATTTGGATTGTTTGTTAAAATATCTCCCCAATCACCACCTTGAGATATATTATACCCTATGGATTTATCTCTAGATTTAAAAATATCAATCCAATATCTTTCTCTATTATTCATAGAATTATCATCGGTACAGTATTCCAATATTTCTCTAAAGAAAAAAGGCCTACCATATTTCTTTATAGCAGACCTTATTAATTTTCCAGACCCCAAATATTCAATATTATTATATTTATCTTTTCCTACGTAAATCTTTCCATTAACTAGATTTGTTATTTTGTAAATTACTCTGTTTACTTTTGTATCTTTTTTTGGCCTGTCTGTCAATTCGTTTTTTATTTCGCATATAGTATTCATGGTCCCACCTTTTTTTGGCGTTTTTCTTTTCTTCATCAGTTAGATATTTTCTATATCTTCCCATATGCTAATAAATAGTAAACTACGGAATAAAACACTGAAAATAATTACTTCAGCATCAAAAAAGGACACTTGGACAGACATACACTTATCTCTTTGTTCAGATAAGTATTGTCTATCAAAGACTCTACTGTAATTTTATTCCCTGTTAATCGAAGTTCTCTTTCAATAGCGTTTTCCATTTCCAATCGGTAATCGGCTTTCTGAGCACACATCGGGTCATTTTTGGCTTCTTCTTCGTTTGGAGCATCGTCGTATTGTTTCCATTCTCTGTTTTCGGTCTGTTCACCAGTAAAAGAGTCGTATTGCATCCCACTTTTAACGGAGTATTTGCTAAGATGGACAAACCACCCACCCCATTTCTCATGAACCCAATCAACTTCGTTTGGAAATCTACAATCACTTATAAAAATTACATCTTCGTTAAAATGAACATTCTCTATCAACCGGTCTATTTTATTAATCCAATAACCGGGATTAATATCCCTCATAATACATCCATGAGACACCATAGCCCTTCGTATCAACTTTTTTTCTTCTATATCATTAGTCCAAGAACTGATACCATATTGTTTTGTGGTAAAAGGGTCCAATTCCTCTTTAAGAGCGTCAGCGAACGCTAATCTAATCGAACTATAACCGTGTTCTTTGAGTTGTTTCTTGGCAATTTTTACGAAGGTATCTTTTCCCGACTGCGCAAACCCGCCTATTCCTATGAGCACTGGCTTATTTGATTCCCGCATATTTTTCAAACCTTTCTTTATATTTCTCAACAAACTTAATTTCGCCATTGAGATATTTTTCTTTTAATAAAGACGCATCTGGAACAACATCTATCAGACTATACTCATAACCTATTTTTTTACAAAAATCCTCAGCCGCTTTTTTCTTTAAGACTACCAATTTTGTATTCCACAAATATTTTGGTTTTATTTCAACTAATATTTTATCATTAACTAAAAAATCAGGTCTATACGTTCTATCTTTACCAAATTCGTCTTTGTATTTTATTATAACTTTATGTTCCACACACTCACATTTTATCCCCTTATTTAATTTTATTTATCACTATCATTGTTATCATTACTTTTCATAACATCTTCGATTTCCCTACTTGTTAGTCCAAAAGAAGAGCATAAATCTTCTAATTCCTTCTTACCATTCTCTGTTGAAAACAACAGACGAACATATTCTTCTGATTCCTTACTGGAAGTTTCGTAATACGTTGACACCAACTCAATGAGTCGTGTGCTATAAGGTTTTTTAGGTGCTTTAACCCAAGGATAGAATTTCTTGGGATGGTCAGGTGGAATTAGACCTATCAGGAGTGTATAGAACTGTGGCGATGGTATTTTATCAAAATACTTAAACAAATTAGAGATATCGTCAAGTAACGCTGGGTTCATACTCAGCGATTTGAGTATCATGAAATGATTAAACGATTTCTTGTCTAAATCGGTTAGTTTCTTGAAATAGTCTGGGTCTTGAACACAACGAATGTGTTTGATGTGGTCAAACAGACCTATGCCCTTGACCGCTTTTTCCTCAGACTTCTTCTTACCCCTCTTTTTTACTTCCGGGGACGCTGATTTGTCTTTTAAGGCTCTTGTCACGTTTTCTTAACTCCCTATACAATTCTTTGATGGTTAAGACTAATGTATTTTGATTACGATGTAAAGAATTTATATCAGCGAACTGTTTCTTTATTTGTTTTTCTAATCTATCAACCCGGCGTAGTTCCCAGTTGATGATGACAATTAACAAGAAAAAACAAACCCATTTAAGAATTAGTAGGAGTGTTATCATCTATTTCGGTAGGTTCTGAATCTGTAGTTGGCAGATTTGGTTTAGGCGGTTGAAAACCACCATGCTTGAACTCTTTGAATTTCTTACTCTTTTTGAAGTTTTGATCTCTACGATCTCTCTTCCATTTTTCGTTTTTTCTATACGTTCTACCCATATTTAACTTATATTAAAATTCCACACCCACTACGCAAACTATTCATAACATCATCAATATTCATCCACTCAGATGCTTGAAGTTTTACTATCCCTATAGCCGGAAATGTTTCATTGATTTTATCAGAAGATACCATCAATGCTTCTTTTATGTTTCTTCCATAAGGCGATAAAACAGCAGGCGTATTATCCAAGGTCTTTTAACAACCACCGCATACATATCGTTTTTATTTATCTGGTCAATCATACTACTTTTAATATATACTACACCGCCATTAAAAATAAATCAATTTATTTTAATTGTTTTTGATGGTTGGTTTATATTTATGGATATGACTGACAATAATACGAAACCATATAAGCGGGTTTGCCCCTCTTGTGGCAAGAATATATTTCATACCAACATCAAAAACAGAAATCGTGCTGAAAAAATAAAAAAATTATGCTTGAGTTGTGGAATAAAATTAAACCACGCAGATGTATCTGGAAAAAACAATCCATTTTTTGGAAAGCATCATACAGAAAAAACGAAAAATATATGGAAAAAATCAAGAGATTACAGCTATATGTCAGGAGAAAATCATTATTCAATAACAAAACCGGGATGGAAAGAAAAGATGAGTGAAGCATTTAGTGGTAAAAAGAATCCTATGTATGGAAAAACAGGAGCATTAAATCCATTTTATGGAAAAAAACATACTATACAAACGAAACTAATACTTAAAGAAAAAAATGGCAGCATCAATGGTGGAAATTATGGAAAAAAATTTACAGAGGACCATAAACTCAAAATTAGAATGTCTCATGTTAAAAGATTAAAAAGTTTAGGATTATATTACAAAGGAAATTTTAGTACCAAAGCATGTAAATATTTTGACCAACTAAATAAGCAAAACAATTGGAATCTTCAACATGCTATGAACGGCGGAGAAATTGATGTAATAGGATATTGGTTAGATGGTTATGATAAAGAAAAAAATGTTGTAGTGGAATATGATGAATCGAGACATTATGATAAATTTGGAAATCTAAAACAAAATGATGTAAAAAGAATGAATAGAATTATGAACCATCTACAATGTAAATTTTATAGGTTTAACTCAATAACACAAACATTAAATGAATATCATCTGCCAACATCACCAAAAAATTTATTTTTAGCTTCCTCATAAGGCATTCCTGTCATTTCACTATAAAACAATTTTTTTGGATTTAATCTATTTTCACTCTTAAGTCTCAAATAACGAGAAATGGCTTTTGGTTTCCACCATTTCAATATTTCATATACGTCTCCCTTAAACAATGGTTTCATAATCAATTTATCTTCGGTTATTTTCCTACAAAGAAAATCTTTGGTATTTTCATAAAATTCTGCGTAATATATTCCTCGTGCGTACCCGTGACAAAAATCAGATTGCTTAATATTGCAGGCATTGAATATCATGTTCAATACCCTCATTTTAGCACCTGTAACAGGTCCTTTGACGCCTTCTTTTTGAGTCATGGCCTTGTCATAATCTTCTTTCTTATTCTCTTTCAACCATTGGTGCCAATCTTGATAGCTTTCTTCATAAGGTTTTATAGGTACCTTACCCTTAGACAATCCTACAGGTTTCCACCACTTCATACCATTATACATGGAGAAGTTTCCTTTGGAATTACCGTAAAGACTTGTGGTGGTCATGCCTACCAATCTACAAGCTATACCTTCACCGCTTGTGGTTTCCCATGAATTTCTAACTACGCCAGAAGTGACCATTGCAGCCATCAATTTTCCGCCAAGGAAATTAGTTCCAAATGGTTGTGTAGGAACAATTGTAGTTCCTATAGCTGAATGTTTTAACATTCTATTTTTGAGTTTATCATCTGGAGTCCATCCGATATACTTGTCTCTATCAGAAATTGAAATAACATCACTTGCCACAGAAGATATTCCCAGTATCTTGCCGGAAACATCATCCATCAATAGGAACTTGAAAAATCTACCCGGTGCTTGGTTATATTCAGCACTGCTGCAATAGTAACGTAAAGTAGTCCACAACCTCTCAAGAAAATCACCATCAGCAAGAACCATTTTTGGTTTAAGATTTTCAATCTCCTTGATAGTCACTCTTTCATCATTGAGGTCCGTAGGCGACCAAAGCATAGGTTTAACTTGAGTATCCCATCCGGTAACATACTCATTTAGTAGTTGCATTTCTTCCCATTTTTTGCGAAACGTGAATTCTTCAACATCTAGTTTAACAAGCCAGTTTAGGTCATCAATCAATTTCTTTTTGTTTACTTCAACATCAAATTTATCTATACCCCAAACGCCTTTGAAAGCATCATTCTTAGCATACTTTCCACTCGTCTCATTCATCTTCTTTCGTTCTTCATCAGCTTTCTTTTTAACTTCCTCTGAATGAACGTTACCTTCCATAAAATCATATTTATCCATACTTATATTGTAATATGCCTGCTATCATTGTCAACAACAATCAAAATGTAAAAACACCGAAACCGACTTATTATCACAGTTTTAAACTTAGTGATAGCTCGTATGCTTTATTTGATGCTAAAATGGATATGCCTATAGTCATAGGTTCTGTATCCATCATACAATCGGCTAAACTTGCTGCAACCCCACTTGTATTTGATTATAGATTCAACTCTCGTTTATTTTTTGAGAAGCAATCAAGATTGTATGTGGAAATGAATAAGGATGCAAATGGAAAACACCAAAAGCCCCCGTTAAGATACCACAACATAGATCCACTTGGCCTTTTTTATCATTTATTTAAACTAACTTCTACCACATGGTCACTGTTTGGCCTCGAATTCGACATGCCAATTGCTTATGGAAGTTACAGTAGAATTCAAGCAGTATTGAACAAAATCAATCCCGACGCTATAGTGTTTTATTACCACGAAGATGTAACGAATAAAAATTCATTCAGAGTGTGGTATAGGTATGCAAACAAAAAGGTCAAATACATAAACGGAAAGTAATCACAGAGCAACTTTTACATCAAATTCACACTCTGCTAACAATTCGCTTGGACCACCCATTAAAGCAAAATCCATTTGTAATTCCGTTGGATCAAGACTTACCTTAATTATTGTTTTCTTTCTAACATCAAAAATACCATACATATGGAGATTGATAATCGTCCGGTTTCTGCCGATTGATTTCTTCTTTTTCATATGTATGGCATCTTGAATTGACGATTATGCGGTTACTCTATTTGGAGTAGCGATGTTCGTAACAGGAGTTACGATTGTTTGTGGAGAGATTTCCATTATAGGCATAATCTTAGGTGTATCAATGTTGATACCATCAGCCTTTGCCTTTGTAACTACAGATTGCTTGATTGGCCTCATGGCAAAAACTAATTGCGGTCTTCCTTTACCACAGTTCTTTTGCCCAATAACAGCTACGATTTCTTCTCCACCTTCTGATTTTGGGTCAATAGCCTTTTTCAGACGAACTCTAAGAGTAATATCTGAACCTGATGATGTCAGCATATGGGGATTGCCCACTACCAAACTGTCAATGGTAAAATATTCATCATGTGTTGGCCATGATATTACCTGTTTGGTCTTATTCTTGCGTTGTGTTTTTCTTATACTCATACTTTTACTTTTAATACCTTCTTTTGTACTCCAGTTTGATCTAGAGTTTACAGTCGATCACTGTATCATAAAATCTGAGGGTTGTCAACATCCATTTTATACTTTAGATAGAAAAAGTTTATTTATGGTTCGAGCAATATCGGTAACGTTCTCAACGTCAATCATTTGAGCATCATTGCCATACATCGTCTTGAAAAGGTCATTAAGAGATAGATGCCTGCTATTAGATTGAGGCGATAATGTATAAATTGAAGGCGAATAATTGCCGTCAATGAAATAACTCAATATCTTCACGCCTTGTGAACGAATCTTGTCAACTTGAACTTTGGTATGAAGAGCACCAGTTTCACCACTGTAGTTAAAGCTTACACCGTATTTATTCCTATCTGCGCTAACCATGTAACAGGGTTCTCCATCTGAGATATTCAAGAAGTAGTGGTCTTGTTCATTGGTTCTCCTACCAATGATAAATTCTTCCGCAATGGCCTCAAAAGCCAATCCCTCGGGAGTAGCTCCAGTAGCTCTAAGATAGGGGAATAATTGCTTAACCTTGGAAATGTTATCGGTTTTAGAATCATAGGCTAAAACGATATATGGAAGGTCGGCACCATTCACAACTATCGTGCTTCTAAACGACACAGACACATTCAGATTCTCAACCATAGACGCGGCAATGCAAATGGCGACCACACAGGTAATCGTTGGACACCATTTGTCATCAGACTGCATAGAACCACTGGAATCAACTGATATGTGAAGTCTGGCCTTATTGTATCTTTCAATGTTTATCTTATTGAAAATACTTTCAATACCAGCACCAATATCAGAAAGCAGTCTGCGTTCTATTTTGCCGGATGGTTTTCGGATATACTTGGTAATGTTTTCTTCGCCTCTAATTTGAAGTTTCTTTCCAAGAAGTTTTCCTAATGTAAATCCTTTACCTACGGCATCTTCATAACGTTTTGGAGGACCACTTGTTTTGCCGGGAGCATAATAGTCTTTTGCAGCAAGAGGAAACACAGATTGGCCAGCATCAATTAGTTGTCTTGTCAATTTCTTTACAACAATACAATCAACCGATGCTTGTGCATAATCACCACTCAATCCATATCCGGCTCCTATCAGAACGATACCAGCTTTTTCAATGGCATCCAAAATAGCCTGTTGTTTCTGTGTTACACTCTCTTTGACATTTTGATATTTGTGGTCAAGAATATCACGCAGTTTATTGAAAAATTCTCCAAGTTTCTTTAGTTCTTCTTGAGTGAATTCTCTTGTGTCACCAGCACTATCAGGGTCACACTCTCCTTCGTCGCCCGGCTCTGGTTTTCCATCTTTCTTTGGTTCGACGTTACTACCACCTTCGGATGGCCTACCACAGCTAGACCCAGTATTGGGTGAAAGCTTGTCATGAACTTTTTTGACAGTATCATCTGCTGGATTCTTGGAACGATTGGTCTTTTGCTTCTTAATATTGTCTATGATGATTTCTACAACTTTATATGACAAATCAAGTCTTGACCCTGTTTCTGTGAGACGAAAAATATTCTCAATGTCAATGAGTTCAGCAATTTCTCTTAATCCCGGCAAAGCATCTAAATCTGTATCTGGATTAGTAAGGTTGATGACACGATATTCGTAAGAAATCAGATTTGGAATCCTGAAACCTTTTGACTTTAGACCTTTAGAATTTACCTCACTATTCCAAAATTTCTCATACATGGCTTTGTAATAACCACGATAGCCCGGTGCTTCCTTGAAAACATAACTGTCTATGTATCTATCTTCTACATAGTTCCAAACCCACTTTACAACGTATGCTATATTTTCTTCTGACAGATTCTTGTCTTTTGCCTTCTTCTTCAAAGTAAGAGGAATGGGAATAGGAATTCTGGAAAAAGTAGATTTGGCTACATCAAAATCTGTAAGTAAAATGTGTGATGCTTCGTGCAACGCTACACCAACGGACCAATCAAAATCCGACTTTCTTCGGATGGATGATGATAGATAAACCACGTTTCCGTCAGTAAAATTCAACGTGGATTTTTCGTGTGAACAGAACTGGACAGGAATATCAAGATGCGTAAGAATATAAACAAAATTAGATACAACTCGGCGATACGCCGCAAGCTGTATCAAGTCCATTGAAAATTCTTCACCATAATTATCATGGCCTTCCGGAATATATTGATAAAGCGATTCCTTATTTAACCAAAAATCGGAATACGCTTTCTTTTCTATCATTTCACTCATTTGAATGGAATTCTTACTTTACCCCTTTTAACAGGGTCGTTTATTGGAGTCACTGTCGCAGAGGCGGTAACATCAATATACTTTTGCGTAAGTTGCTTTATAAATAATCGTTCACAATCTTGCCCACCATCCTCACTATAAAGAGGATAAATCGTCATTTCAGCTATCTCGTGTAATTCAAAACCATCCATTACAAGATTAGCCATTTCAAGAACAGCATCGGTTGTAATAAATGTGTTAACCTTTGGGTTTTCTGCTCTACATGCTAGTTTAGTCTCTTCTGAAATCTTGGTGATTAAATTGAATTTGTCCTTTTGCTCTGTATTGGCAGTCGGGAAAAGTATATGTAAAAGTGTATTTTCTTGTTTGGCGGAGAGGATTTTCATCTCAACGATTACAGGAAACCGTGAAGTTAAAGCTTTATCCATTACTCTTGTAGCCGTATATTCATTACCAATATTTGCTGTAGCAATAAATGATACACCCTCTGCCACCGTCACGATTGCCGAATCTTCTGCTTCATCCAACCGGATATATTTCTGTGTAGAGTCTAATACCGGCATCAAAATGTTCCACGCATCGTGATGTCCTCTTGAAAGTTCATCCAAAAGAATGATTGCGTTAGGCGTGCTGATTGCCCTTACGAACTCAGAAGGATGAAACACTGTTCCTTCTTCTTTCTTGAATGTCGTGTTTCCCACAAGCGTTGCTCTAGCATCTTGTGTAGAACCAAGATTGAAGTAGAAAAATGGTCTATTGCCTTCATAAACCTTGGCAACAGATTTAGCCGCTTTCGTTTTGCCAGACCTTGTTGGCCCTATGAACAAAATGTTTTTACCACGTATAACAGCCCAAACAAGATACTTCCATTGAAGGTTGTCCATGATTAGATCATTGGGCTTCAATTTGGAAGCTTCTGACAATTGCTTGGTTACTTCTTCGTTAGTCATTGAAAATATGTTCCCCATTTGAGGTTGGATGTTACCACACCATTGTAGGAATGTCAACCGCAAACAAAAGCCGTGCAGTTAAGCACGGCTTCTGTCCGGTTGGGGGTTGGGAGGGAGAAATTACGGCTGAACCTGTTTCTTAACGAATTTAGGTGTTTTCTTGTCAGACGCTTTAAGTTTTTTATCATTCTTGAATTTAGGAGCTTTTGGTTTGTCAGTCGTCTTGATATTCTTGTTTTTGCTTTCTGGGTCTTTACCCGGCTCTGTCACCTGTTTCATTGGTTGGTCAGGCATATCATCAGGTTTCTTGGTTTGAGGTTCGTTGTAATTCTTGTCATCTTTCTTCGTATCTTTAACGGAAGGGTTTTCCGGATCTTGGTATCTTACTGCAACTTTCTGGCTTTCTGGACCAGCATCTTTCCTGATGACTTCTCTATCCTTCAAATTGTCCATAGCCTTCTGTTTCGCATCATCAGCCTTGGTAGTCTTAATGTCGTTGAAATTTACTTTAACAAATGCTTTAACTTGTTCCCAAGTTTGTGCAATGGCACGAACTCTGTCAGACAACTTAACCATAGCATCAATGTCATAGTTATTTTCAAATTTAGGACAAATTCTAACGTAGAGAAGATTTTGAGCACGAACAATTAGTTGACCTTTATCATCCCAATATACTTCCCATTTCGGGTCGATGCCATGAACAATCGTTTCAAGTTCTTGTAACATTTTTTCATTGTCTTTGGGCAATCGTTCATTTCCTAGTTTGTTATATCCCTTTTGAATCTTTGTCTTTTCTTCTGCGTCGGGTTTTGGAAGACCTGTATTGGTAGCCATTTCTGACAAAACATTCTTAACTATACCACGCAACGACTCCTTAAGACGTGTTCTTGGGTCTTTTTCTTTTTTGATTTCAGAGATACATTCTTTAACAACCGACCGAAATTTATTTAGTTCATTCATATTACCATAAATATAAACATTTCAACCAAATATTCAATTTCAAAATATTATTATTATTTTATGACGTTTTATTCTATGACACTATACTTATATCATATGGGAAGAAAAAAACTTAACAGAACGAGAGAAGAATTACTCAAACAACAACGTTGTAGAGCAAAACGATATTATCACAACAACAAGGAAAAATGTAATCTAAAAAGTATGAAAAGATATTGGAGTAAAAAAGAATTACTCCCAAAAAGATTTTCAACCTGTAAAATGATTGAAAAACTAAAATTCGTCCGTGGTGATGAATATGATTATTCCCATTCAATTTACAAAAATTCCACCGAAAAGATAGAAATAATTTGTAAAATACACGGGCCGTTCTGGCAATATATTTATGACCATCTAAAAGGTTCTGGATGTCCAAAATGTAAAAAGGTATCTATCCCTACAACCGACGAATTTATTGAAAAATCTTCGCTAATACACGAAAATGAATACGACTATTCTAAAATAAAATATAAAAATTCAAAAACAAAAATAGAAATAATTTGTAAAATACACGGGCCGTTCTGGCAACTTCCATACAATCATTTAAAAGGAAGAGGATGTCCGTTATGTGGAATAGAAAATCAGCGATATACAATAAATGAATTTATAGATATATCGTCAAAAATTCACGAAAATAATTATGATTATTCCCAATCAAAATACATAAACGTTTTTTCAAAAATAAAAATAGTATGCCCTATTCATGGGTCGTTTCTACAAACGCCACACGCCCATTTAAATGGTCAGGGATGTCCAAAATGTAATTCTATAATATCAGAACCAGAAATAGAATTTCTTAACTATTTACAAATACCAGACACAAAAGAAAATAGACAAGTAAAAATATTAAGAAAAAAAGTTGATGGATTTGATCCATCAAAGAATACTGTTTATGAATTTCTTGGGGATTACTGGCATGGCAATCCACAGAAATTTAACATCAATGACACCCATCCCATTACACAAACAACATACGGATATCTCTATGAGAAAACGATGGAAAGATTTCAAAAAATAAAAAAATTAGGATACACTATAAAATATATTTGGGAACATGATTGGAAAAATTGGTATAAAACAAAAACAGGAAACATTCCATTACAAGAATATTAGTTCATCCAAAAAATTGATTTTTTGTGATGAAATCATCTACCACAATTTTTTCTATATTTTCATTATAACTACAATTTTTAGGATAAGGAAGTATTTTCATTTTCAATGTTTTCATTATTTCTTTTTTTGTTTTTTTATCTGAAATGATATAAATATACCTCAATCTACCAGCTTCTTTTTTTCTCCAAAACGTTTTTCCAATTTTCTTTTTTAAGTATTCGACATTATGACTTCCCCACCGGCTGCTTACACTACGAGAGTGCATCCACTTATAATTTGGTGGACCTATTAGAGAAACTGAAAAATTAGGCATAAGGTTGGTATCAGAATTTAATCCGGTAAATAAAAAATTAGTCGCTTGATAAATTGTACCAATATGATTTTGTTCCGTATCTGAATAACTAATAATAGCCCTAACGTGAGAGAAATCTCTTTTAAGTAATTTTAAGGATTGGCTAATAGAAAAGCTCTCGATATTGCGCCCATATCCATCCAATATGACCAGACGTATTAATTCCATACACTCATCAACTTTTATTAAATCAGAAATTGAAGCGGCGGCTGACCTTCCCGCAGGCTGGCTGAAGACGATACATCCAATTAGTTTTTCCACAATTGCATCAAAAAAGTCAGATTGTTTGTTGGTGATATAAAAAACACCGTAAGCTACTTGGCATAAAGACCACTTGTGAGAATAGTGATATTTCACAATCATGTCTTCTGCTAAGGATTTCTCAATTTGCCGAACAACGACCTTGGATGCGTCAAAATATTCCTCTTTTGGCATATGAGACGAATATAACTCGTTTTAACATACTTGTCAATTACTTTTTATCGGTTTCCGTTTTCTTATCTGTTTCTGATTTAACACCTTCAGCAAACGAGGACTTTCCGGTGAGTGTGAGAAGTTGAGTAAGCCTTGAATTAACCATCAAATGCAATTCTTGAATTTTATTACTCTGTTTAATAACTTTAATCAATGCGGTCAATGCAATGATTAAGGTGACTATACTTGATATTAATGTTATTACTAGTTCCATATAATTTATAATATAGTATTTGATGGAAGTTTACTCATTACATTAACTGCCCACGATGGCAAATCTTTAAGTGTCTTATCGGCTGGCAATTGTAAAGTGTTTG